TTAAGAACGTCATCTATTGTAACATAACCAGTACTACCATTAGCACTTAACACCAAATCTTGGTTTGTTCCACTTGTTGTAACATTACCATTACCAATAACGGTATTATAAACTTTTAAATTACCATTGGCAAATGTAAAGAATTGGCTACCACTCAACAAATTAGAAACATTAAATTGAACTTCGGTTACGTTACCACCAGCAGTGCCGCCAACATTTGCAAGATAACCCTTTGTAACAACATCACTTGGATTTACTGGATTTGCTGCACTTATTCTTGCTAAAGCTCCAGTTATGGTTCCACGAAATGATGTTGTAGTTTCATCCCAAACCCAATAAGCATTAGGTAAACTACCACGATCAATTAAAATACCACTGTTACCATTGGTTACACCAGCACCAGTTTCAGTGTCATTTAATATAAGATAAGCGTTGGCAATATTAACTATGCTACTATTAATATAAGATGTGTTACCAGTAACAGTCAAGTTACCGTGAATGGTTACAACATTACTATAAATGTCCCACGGACCAGTTAATCCATTTGCACCAGTTACACGCTTTATGCTTGCCATCTACAAAAATCCTACGTAAATATTTATGCGAAGCACATTTTATAAAAAAATAGCAGCCCGAAGGCTGCTATTGTAACTGTTATTTTGATTATTATTAAGCACCAGGAATACGTGCAGTTGTTGCAGTTGGGTTACTGAATGTCCATTGATATTCAGCATTTGTAAAATCTTGAACAAACTTGTTGGTTAGACGTGCTGCATAACCACCACTGTATATACTTGCTACGCTATTGGTGTTTGCAACAGTTTGTGTTTGACCAAGTGAAACGTTTGCATTTGATTGACCAGTAGTTGTATTTGCAGTAACTGTGTTGACTACAACGTTACCATTGAGACCAGTGCCACGTAGGTAATCACCTGCGCCTGGTGCTTTTGGACCACTTACGTTTGCAGTTTGATAAATTACATAAGCATAAGTTGAGCTACTGCTTATACCACCATTGCTAACGTTAGCATATGTAATTACTGCGGTATCAACACCTATACTCATTTGTGTTGAAGTTAAGTTTGCATTTGGAACGTTAACAAGTGTGCATTGACCAGTTTGTGTACCGTTTGTTACAAGAAACTTTGCACGACCTTTTTGATTAAGAATTGAACCATAACCAGCAGCACTTGCACCGCTAATATAAACGTTTGGACGAATCTGGTTACCACTAATGCTTGTTAGACCACCAGTACCACCAATAACGTTTGTAGCATCAAAATATTGGTTTACTGTTGCACTCTTTTGTATTTTAAACTTTGCCATTTTATTCTCCTTATGTGACGTTCTAGGTCAACGGCTGGCTAAACCGTAGTCTTAAACGACAAGGTATTTATGGTAAATTACGATTAATATATTAAAATGGTTTTATTGTTGAAGTTTGTGTTATAGTTCCGTGTGATGTAACAGTTTGAACACCGCTTGCATCACCAGTAATCGTATCACCAAGCATCAAGTATTGTGTGTTTGTAATGGAAGTAAGTGGTTGGTTTGGAACAGTTATACTTGTTAAATTAGGATCATATGGTGTTGAACCATTTATAACACGAATGTTGGTAAGATAACCTGGCCACTCTTGACCATAATATGTTGCGATATCGTTAGTGGTATTACCTGAAGTATTATAATTTAAATTATTTGTTGCTAAACCAGTGGTGCTTCTTGTAGCAGTTCCGCCAGGCGTGCTTCCTAAAAATAGTGTTTCTTTGTTACTACTATTTCTGGTAAGAGCAAAATAATACCAAGTATTGATACTCATAGTAGGCACAGTATAAGTAAATGTTCCTCGTCCACCATAGCCGTCTGTTGTAAAAGTTGTTGAGTTGACAACGAATAAACTCAAGCCATAATCAGCATTAGCACCCATTATACCATATGCTTGTGTAAAGTTAGGTAATCTAAACCAACCTTCTATACAATAAGCACCGCCACCAATAGTAATGCCTGGCACCAAACTTAAATAAGAACCGCCGTGACTTGTGCTGCCACCAGCAAATAGTAAACTACCAGCAAGTCCACTATAACTTTGTAGTCCCCAACCGTTTCCTATTGTCCATCCACCCGCAATGTTAAAGTTTGCCATTGTTAATATCCAAATCTGCCACGATAATATGCCCACTGTGCTTGTATATCTGTTAATGCCAAAACACTATTATATGCTTTTACAAATCCAATATCTGCAGTTTGAACTTCGGAACCACCTGAACGACTGAATAATCGTAACTGATTAAATCCACCAAAACCAGCATTTGTTGCGGTTTTATAAACTCCAGCAGGTTGTGTATTTGTAGCAATGTAAAGGTTTGCTACACCTGTTGATGATTTAAAAGTTCCCCAAATAAAATGCCAGTTTTGATCAGCAACATCGGAGTTTAAGTTAACTGTTCCATTGGGATAGAATACATTCATATAGTTAGTACCACTTGAATAACTACCTAATAACCAATCTTTGACTGCTTCATTTTGTGTGTTTAACAATCTACCATTAGCAGTAGTAGAAAGTTTATATGCCATAAACACTGTATAATCTTGACCAGTTACATAATTTGGACCACCATATATATAATCTGTTCCACTGCTTGTTGACTTTCTAAAAACGCCACCATTAGCACTATTCCAAGCAATACTACTGCCAGCATTTGCTACGGTAACTGTAAAAATTCCAGTTGCATCTGTTGTACCGTTTACAGGAACATCAGAATAGTTAGCCGCATCAAGATCGTATGTAGGCGATGGTAATCCACGTTCTATTACGATTCCGTTTCCAAATGTTATACCTGGTCCAACTATGGTTACCATTATTACACCAATCGCTCAATACTAATTAGGTTGTTGCTATAACCACTGCCAGTAATTGCACTGACACGATAAGCATTTGTTCCAATAGTTGCAGTAAACATATACATGTCACCAGCAGTTCCACTTGGACTACCAATATTTGCATAAGTTGTGCTTAATGCCATGTTACTACTACCACCAGTTGTTCCACCACCTAATCCAGATTGGAAAATATAAGTGTAAAGTGCTTGGGGTGTTCCGCTTAAACTACCAAGTTGTAATTGGTTAGCATTGCTACTACCATTGTTCAACCACTGAACCTTAATATTATCCATCGTAACAGCAGTATTTTGTGCTACGATTGCAGAACTCTTACCAGTAACACTTGAACTATACAGATTACCACTTATTGTAGCACTAGTTCCAGTAAATGTATTAGCAGTAATAACGTTTGCACCACTAATATTGCCGTAATTAGTTATTACAAAATTGCTTGCAACTACATAGCTTGCACCAGTGATGTTACCACCACTGCCTGTTGTTATAAGATAACCAGCAGTTATGTTACCAGTTGTAGATACGTTACCATAAGTTAAATTGTTAGTTACATTTATGTTAGCGGCATTGACATTTGCAGTTACGTTGATATTGCCAACATTGATGTTACCAGTTGTAGTAATTGGGTTAGCATTGCTCATATAAACGTTGCCGTTTGGATACAACACCATCTGTGCCGCACCGTTGTTATAGAAACTTAACGGTAGATATGTGCCAGTGCCGTTGATACCACTAACCAACTGAACATCTGTTGAACCATTTGTAGCAATAAGAATCTTACTTGCATTAGTTGGGTTAGTATTATTAGCTGCTTGCCAACTTGCCGCAGTGCTACTACCACTCGGTAATGCATAGATACCAGTGGTGCTATTAACATTAGCAGTTTGGAACATTGTTCTATAAGCAACAGTAGAATTAGTAAAGTCACCAAGAATATAACTATTGCTTGGATGTGTTATGTTTCCAGTTACAGTAATATTACCAGCAGTTAAATTACCAGTATAAGTTGGTAAGTAAGCGGCAACGGTAGCGTTGCTATAAGTTCCACTTATGCCTGTCAGTATGCTTACACCATTGCTGTAAAGATAACTGTTACCATAATGTGCGTTTGCAATCACATTGCCTGTGACAGAAATAGTTGAACTGATCAAGTTGCTGTTTAAGTAATAGCCAACTTGTGTGTTACCATAAGTTGTTCCACTACTAAATGCCGCACCATTGTTTAACCAGTAGAAACCGTTAGCATACACATTGGTATTTGCTACCAAGTTACCAGCAACAACATAACCGCTACCAGTTAAGTTACCAGTAGTGCCAGTTGTTGTAATATTTCCAACATTAAATGTGTTAGTTGCGGTTACGTTAGTTGCATAAACGTTACCGATAGTATTGATATTACCCTGAATTGTAATATTACTTGTGATCACATTGCTGTTCAAGTAGTAGCCAACATTTACGTTACTATATGTTCCACCGATACCAGTGAGTATGCTTACACCATTGCTATACAGATAACTGTTACCATAATGAGCATTTGCAATTACGTTACCAGTTATTGATATGGTTGAACTAATCAAGTTGCTGTTTAAGTAGTAACCAACACTTGTATTGCTATAAGTTGAACTGCTGAATGTAACACCGTTTGCCCAATAATAAGCTGCACTATAAATGCCTGTATTACCAACAAAGTTACTTGCATAAACGTTAGCAGTTTGTGCTGTAATATTGCCACTAGTTGTTAAACCAGTTAATGTTCCAACACTTGTAATATTAGTTTGTGCGTTAGTAGCAATTGCACCGTATATACCTGTGTTAGCAATCAATCTTGATGCATAAACATTGGCAGTTGTAGCGGTTATGTTACCACTTGCAACAATACTATTTGCATACTCTGTATTATTGATAGTTTCATAGTTAAGTGTAGTAATATTACCAGTTACAAATAGATTACCATTTACAGTAATATTACCAGCACTTAAATTACCAGTATAAGTTGGCAAGTATGTAGCAACGTTTGCATTGCTATAACTAAATGCACCGTTAATAACACCAATAAGTGTATTATTAATGCTTACAATATTACCTTCAACGACTGTAACACGACCAGTTAATGATCCAAGATTAGCATTAGCTGCATTAATATTTGCAGTCATTGCGCTGTTTAGACTTGTTGCATAAGCAGTAACAGCACTATTTGCAGTTACAATTGCACTATTTGCTCCACTCACATTAGCATTTAGAAGCGTAATAAGATTTGCTTGTGTTGCCGCATTACTGTAAAGAGTAGTGATATCGCTTGCCTGACTTGCGGC